CTAAAAATAATAAGTTGGAACTTTACGTTATTTACACTCATAGGCTTCATCTATGAATTGTTTACTAACATTTTGTTCGTTTTTGAAGGATTCCTCAACCTTAGGTTGAATAGTCATCTGTTTCACATAGTTTTCATCAAGATGTCTAAATTCTTCAACCAATTGCCTATCATTCAAACTCTCAAAGTTTGTCACATCTTGGTACACAGAAGTACCTTTAATGTTATGATAAACCTTATCTCCCCGTTTTAAGAAACTTTCTGTAGCACCATCCACCCTCACAAGACTTCCTAGTTGTTCAGTATCGTAGTCTTCCATATCATCAACCTTATCTAAGTTTTCTTTAACGAAAGATAACTCATCTCTGAACTTACCTGTCAGCGTATCAGACCCTACATCTTTAGTAAACATTTTCTGCAAAGTTTTAAAAATCTTATTATCTGTTACAAGATTTTTTAAAATACTTAAAGCACCTTTGTTTTCTAAAGAAACACCATCTTTAACAATGTTCAACCATTTAACAATACTATCGTAACCGCCATAAGATTCAGGATTTAACTTCATACGCAGTTTCATCTCTTGAACCGCAGCAGGGAAGTTATTAACCAAATCATTAATTGTTTTTTCAGAAGTAAGTAATTCTTTCAGTCTTAAGAAATCATCAACATTCTCCTGAGTATAACCTGTTTTAACATGTTCCCCCATCTCTGCTCCAACGATGTTCTGATAGAATGGCATTAAGTAAACATTATCCCCAAACTTCTTTATCATCTTTTGAGAAACAAATGGTTTGAATTTTTCAACAACCCAATTCTCCACCTGTGAATCTTTTGTAAAATCAGGCATGTCTTTAAATAACTTTACACCCCTATCGAAATAAGAATCCACTACTCGACCCAAGGCTTGTTTAAAAGTTATTTTTTTATCAACTTTTGTAAAATAATCACCTTGTAATCTAACATACCCTTTATCAAAAGCTGTAACATCCGCAACAGATTCATTAAATTTGACAACATTTCTACCGTGGAACAGTGGTGAGTTATCAACCACAAAATCATTAGACAAGTTAAAGAAATCACTATAAGCGTCAGCAAAACTTTCTATATCAGAATCGGTCAATGACCCATCTCTTATCTCTGACGCAAATTGTCTTAAACTTTGTAAAAACTCAATAGTTTCTTCAAGTTCAACTTCATTTGCTCGTTTTTTCAAATCTGTCAAATCAAGATTAAAATCAATCGCTTGTTCAGATATTCTATCCAAGAAATAATGAACATTAGATGCGTCACTTAAAAGAACATCGTAACTAAAAGATAATAAAGAATCTATGTCTAATATCCAATTATCCACATTTCCTCCATCAAGAATAAGTGTTTCTTTAATTTCGTTAGCAACATCTCGCTCCAACTTATCAACCACTTCACCGTCTTCAAAAGTCTTAACATCTATCTTACGACCCTTCGTTAACTTATCCTTAATATAATTATTTATCGTTTCGTTAGCACGAATCGAATTTGAAATATTAGAAGGTAGTTTATCCAAGAAGTTTTCATATTGAGAGTCATTATCAATCTGATTACCCGAACGAATGGTATCTTTAATAAACTCTTCAACATTCTTAGTTTTATGAAGACCTATCTCGTCAAATTCATCAATTAAAGCAAACGACACTTCTGAGTCAAAAGAAGTGGTTTCCACCTTATCAATATTTCTAACTATCTGTTCCAAATTCGCTGGAGGGTTATCTAAGAAGTTTGCTATCTCAGCTTCTGTGAAAACACCTGAATCTCGTAATTGTTGTTCATCAATCTTGAAATCTCCATCAGCATCTAAAAACGCTTCTTTGTAGGCTAAAACACCATCTCCAACATTAGATAGTTTAGTTACTGCTATTTGTTGCCCTTCTGTAAAATGATAAGGTTTATTCCTTTCATACGCAATAACCTCCGACAACAAAGGTTCACCATTTACGTCTGTGAGAATCTGATTAGTGTCGGCATAAGCTTTAAATTCAGCACTTTGAGTGACACCCACATAGTTAGCAGCTTCATCTGCATATTGTTTAGCTTCTTGCTCATTTAAATTTTGTTTTTTACCAATATAAACATCTAAACCTTTCTCTTTAATCAAGTCCTTAACAGTCATTCCGTCTATATCAGACTTAACCCCTAACCATTGTTGAATAACTTTAAACTGTTTTCTGACCCAATTAGCAAGACCTATTCTTGAATTTTTAGTTAAATCTTTGAACACAAGTCCATCTTGACCCATCAGAGTTTTTAAAATACCTTGGGTAGACTCAAAGGATTCGAAATTCTCAGCGTTTTGTATTTTATATAAAGAACTGTTTAAATCCAATAAAGACTTTTCTATCTGAGCTAAACCTTGTTCAAAAGTTACAGGTTCTGTTTCCTTTAACTTATTATAAAACAAATCTGATAATTCAGTAATTTTAGTATCAGGTCTGAAAGTATCCTCGTTAATGATTAAATTACCATCCTCGATTATATACTTCTCAGAATTTTCAAATTCAGAATCAGGTCGAAAAGAAACATCTTTTGTTAAACCTGCTTTTTGAAAATCAGATGCTAATTTGTAAGCACCTTCATTAGAAATACCAAAAGCCTTATTCTCAATATCTTTAATACTAACATAATCTTCACCCGATAAGTATTTATAACCCTCTTCAAAAAGCACCGAAGGTTGTCCATTTGGAGCGTTAACTCCCAATATCTCACCTTTCTTATTAAATATTATTTGACAACTACTCATATCTTTTCAATTATAGGTTAAATATACTTGTAAATGTTTGACTTAAAGAACCTGTTCCTTTATTCGCCAATTCTCGTGTTATTATATCATTAACATAAACGGTTAGTGCAGATGAAGATGAAGTTTTTATCAATCTTGCAACCTTTTCGTAATCATCTATGTTAGGATATATCATTTTACTAACAGTATTTCCTCGACTATCTACAATACTAATAGCACCGTTATTACCCATAACAGGTGATACTTTCAGTTTATAATTACCACTTGCAATTTTAGATGCTAAATTCTGAACTCCATTTACGAAACCTTGTTGTCTCTCTGCAATAGCTCGTTTTTGTTCATCAGTTGTAAGTGTTGGATTTTTTAGAATGTCGATATATAAAGGCTGTGAATTTTCATAAGTAAATCTTGAAGCTAAAGCATTAACCATTCCGTTCTTCGTAAGACCTGCGATAGCCAACGATTGTTCTTGAGGACCCAAACCTAAACCTGATATGGAATTAGAAAGTTGGAACTCTCTTTCAGGAGAAGATGTAGAAGAGAAGAAACGAATAGGTCCCGATTCTATACCTCCCGACCTTATAATAATTTTCTGTTGAAAAGCAGCACCAACTAAATTCCTTTTTACATTTCTTTCAAACCACGGTACATTTCTATATAATTCATCTTTATTTACATTAGGTATATCTACTGTGTACACACTATTCCCTTCATCTCGACTTCCTTTCTTTTTAACAGAAACTTTTGCACTTATTTCACCTGTTAAAGAATTAACCACATATCTAACAGCCGTTATGTTACTTGGGTCTACAGAATCAGAAAGAGGTTTATCACCATTTCTCAAACTCAACACAAATGTCTTTTCACTATTTGTAGGATTTGAGAAAGTTATAGTTCTATTATTTGCAAGGTTTTTCAACACATCTCTGTAAAGAGCACTTTCCACTTTCTTATCTTCAGAACTTATTTTATTATCACTAAATATAAGGTTATGAGTATCACCAGCTTTCTCATCGATAAAGTTTTTAAATCTCCCTGTGGAATTATTTCTTAAATATCTGACTGTTTCAGCATCAACTTCTTTTAGCTTGTTTCCATTTTTATCAAGTATCCCTTTTCGTATAAGATAATCCCTAACAGGTACATCTTCCCCTTTCACAGTTATAAGGTAAGGATTACTTGATGGATATGATACCATTTTAAAGAAAGGTTCTCCAAAAACATGTCTACTTTCTTTTTCGAACACAGGTGATTTTTTCTGAGCTTCTTCTCTAATACTCTTCATGGTTTTAATAGCTTCTTTTTGAGTATCTATATCACCCCAAGATGTAGCAACATTACCATGTCTGTCATAAATATCTGTTATTCCAAACTTATCACCCATTTCATTCCAAACTTTCTGCCAAAGTTTTTTATCATATTTGTTATATTTACCCCCAAGAGAAGCATATCGGATTTTTAAAGCAGCTGACGCTTGACTATCCTCAGGAGATTGAAACTTATCCCCCATAAAATAATCAAAAGCAACATTCATCTTAGAATCATAATCCTTTTCAACCTTACCAATTTCATCATGATACTGCCATTTAAATGACTTACTACCATCATCATACTCCGTCACATCGTTTGTCACAACAGGTTCACTACCACCATCATTACCACCACCATTTCCATCTTTACCACTCGAACTTGAAGAAGAACTTGAAC